CGTTATTCATATTAATCCATAAAGAAGGTAACATACCATTCTTTAAATTGTTAGCGTGAAATTCTTTTATATTCACATCAATTTCAATTGATGCAAGACCGCCACTGTAGTCAGGGTGCGGATAGTACGATTGTGATGGTGAATATTGTTTGTAGTAATAGATTTGATTAGGGTCATTTTTTTCTTGGTCAAAACAAGCGTACTCTTTTGGTGGGAACTTTTTAGTGTTACTCCAATCAGGTGAGTAGTAATATTTTTCTACCTTATCTGTTTCAGGGTCAATCTTACCACTTCTAATTCTACTAAAATCTATATGGTATATTTCAGCAATTGATTTTCTATCACGTGACCAAATTACGTTTAACGCAAATCCACCAAACAAGATTAAATCTAATGTAGCTTTTTCAAACACGTCCATTACTCTTTCTGATGGGTTAATTAAATTAACTGTAGCCATCGGGTTGTTCATACTTACAATACCATCACCACACACTTGTTCTTTCTTAGATATTACGATAGCTTTATGGATAGCACAATTGTTATATCTTGATATTAAAAATTGAGGCATCAAATTTCCTTCACCATAAAGGACATAATCTAATCTGTTTAGTACTTCACTAAAAATTGGAAGTAATGGTTCTTGCGTAAAATTGGTTTTACCTAATTGGTATTTTATTTTTTCTTCACTCATAATTAATCTTGTATGTAGATATAGTTGTTATTGTCTTCGTCAGGTGATATATACTCAGTATAAGTATTACCTTTTTCAGCAGTACCTAATAATCTTACCATCCCTGTATATACTTTTGTTTCACCATTACCGAATATGTCTAATTGGTATTGTCCCTCGTAGTTCAAATCGTTACCAACTAAGTTTAATGTAATAGTACAATATCTTATGTTAGAAGTAAATTGTGCAGGGTTAGAAGTGCTAATAGTATAGGACTTTTCTTCCTGCGATAGAATGTTTAAAAAAGTAAGTGTATATCCCGAAAAGTCGGTTCTTGAATTATTGTTGATGTTTAACACCAAATAATTTACTTCGTTCTTGTTTATTATTAACATATATAACTAAATATAAAAAAAATCAAATTGGAATGGTATAATAGAAAAAAAGGGACATAAAGTCCCTCTTTTCTTAGATTTAGATATAGAAATTCGGTCAAACGACCTACTAAGTCAATTATCCTACAATAGCTGCACCAGTAAATACTGAAGCTAACGCACCATCAATAACTCTTGATGGTTCAAATTCTTGTGCTGTGAAAATTAATTCAAATCCGTTTCTATCACCTAATGCAAGTCCTGTTGATGCAGAACCACCTGATAGATAAGCAAAATTAACTTGACCCATTAAGTATTGTGTGTCGTTTTGGTCAATCACAATAATTTGTAGAGTGTCGTTTTGACCTAACACTTTTAATTGGTTACGCTTTTCTTGGTCATACTTGAATAAAACTGCAGTCAATACTTGTTCCCAATACACCGTACCATTTTCGTAGTTTTTGGTAGTAGTTTGAACATATGAACTTGTGTTTCTTTTCAATTCAAAACCATATAAAGTTGTACCTGTAGTTGATGTAGCACCAGTAATTTCGCCTGTACCGTTATATGTGTAGCCAGTCACCTCGCCACCACCACCTACTACGTAGATTTTTTTAACGCCACCAATACTATCTGAACAACCTAATGCTGCACCTGCTGAAATAAAGCAACTCATAATATTTTAATTTATATTTTTTTTAATTTATGTTAAAGGGGACTTTCACCCCTTTTGTTTTTTTAATTTAATTAAGATAAACCGTTAGTTGCGAAGTAGTTTGTACCTGCAAATGCCGCGATGTTAGCTGAGTAAGAATAATTCGCACGAATTTTCAATACATCAAAATCACGTGACCAAAACGCATCCATCTTTTCGTGGTCTGACATTAAGTCAAATCCGCAGAACATATATTGTGCTGGTCCGATTGTTACTTTATTAGAACCTGCCAAACCTAATGTAGGTAATACTTTCACGTTAGTTGATGGGTGTATTGCACTCATATTTCCTGTTACGTTAGTTGTACCGATATAGTTTTGGAAGAAGTTTGCTTTCACTAACGCCTGATTGTATAGACGGAAGTTAGAGTAAGACATAAATACTACTAAGTCATCAAACGCTAATGCGTCATCAGATAATGCAGAAATTAATTTGTCTACTTCAGTAATAGGGTTACCATTAGAACCATAAGCTGCGGTTGGTGAAAAAGTTGTACCTGATGCAGAAACTGCTACTGATGTTGCACCTGATTTAATCAATTCGCTGAAGCCGTTAAAGCTATCACCAGAAACTGTTAATGCAGTCCATAATTTTCCTTCAATTCTTTGTTGAATTTGCTTCACTTTTAAATCAATAATTTGTGAAAGGAATGGCACAGTTTCAGGGTCTTGACCTGCAGGTAATAATAATGATTGGTATGTGTCCCATAATTGTTGGAAACATAATTCTTCATTTACGCGTTCGTGTTGTGAACTTAAACTAATTTGTGTGAAAGTTGTTGTGTTACCTGTTGGGTCCCATCCACAAGCACCTTCTTTAAAGTTTAATGATGAGTTTAACAACTGAACTTGTTGCGTACCGCGTACACCTAATTTGATAGTTGTGTTCGCTGGTGTTGTTGCACCGATAAGTGCTTTAGCTACAATTTCTTGTGAAGATTGGTCTGTGAAACCAGTAATACTTGAAACTACATAACTAAATTCGTCTTTTGAATAAATTTTCATTTTAATTCGTTTTTGTTTTTTAATTATTTTTTATTTGCGTTTCTAAAAGCTAATATTGATGACACTTTACTATCATCAGTAACATTAGAAACATTATTAAATTCTGTTTTACCGTCAGCTATTTTTTTAGCTGCAGGTTCTTTTTTGAAAGCGTTAAATTCATTTTCAACTGAGTACATTTTTTGTTCCATTTGGGACATTTTTTCAGCCATCTTTTTCATAAAGTCCTTTAACATTTCCATTAATTCAATTTGGATTGGGTCACCACCGTCTACACCTTCTGGCATTTCATCTTCTGAAGCATCTACTTCAGCGTCACCTTCTTTAATGGCTTCTTTTATAGATGCAATAATACCGTCTTTTGTTTCAACTTCAGTTCCGTCTTCTAACATATGGACACCATCGGGTGCAGGGATGCCGTCTGGCATATCTTCGGTTACTACTTTAACAGCAGCACCTTCAGCCAAACCTTCACCTTCTACCTTAACGATTGTACCATCTTTCAATTTTGCTTCAAGGAAAATTTCTTTAACTGCAGTAATTTCACCGTTAGAAACTTCAAACTCAAAATGGTCCTTAGTACGGTACTTACCGTCTTCTAATGAAACCGCTTCAAATTCCGCATTAATTTTCACTACTGATTTACCAACTTCTAACGCCTCAGCGTTTATAATCGTGTCGTCTTGTAATTTAAAAGATTGAGGTATAGCTTCTTCCGTCATAAAACCAAACTGAACCATTAATTTCTTAATTTCATTTACAGCGTTTTTTGATTTAGACATAATCTATTTTTTTTATTTGTTTATTAATTCTACTACTAAATATATAAATGCGTATATATTCCCACTTTTATTTATATTTTTTTAAAACTTCTACTACTTTCTGCAGGAACATTTCCTCACGACAGAACGCAGCCACTTCTTCAAAATATCCCGAAACGGAGTACCCTGCTAATTCACCTGACTTTACCATTTCCCATACCTTGTCACCTTCAGGTGTTTTTGCTACCTTCATCGCAACAAACCACGTACCTATTGGTAAATCATTATAACCATACTTGTTGGATTTATCTTCCATATCTTCCTTAATCCAACTTTCTACCACATACACATCTTTAACTGCTGTACCATCGTGCATCAAATCGTTATTACGTGTGTATTGGTTCTTCATATATTTTTCTGCTATCATTTTTATTGTGTCAACTGAAAAATAAACTGAATAATTTTCACCATCTTTTGTGCGACGTGGGATGCGTAAATCAGGCACCATCGCAGGTCCGATAATCACACGCTTTTCTTCATCAGCAGCAAATTTCTTTTCTTTCTTTTTCTTTTTAATACCAGGGTCTTCATATCCACCAATTGAACCTACATCATAACCAAAATCATTTAGCTTACTTTCACTCCAACTTAGTGCGGACTTACCACCCCAACTATCGTACATTAACTTACCACATCCATCATCATATGACTTACTTGATTGTAAATCTACTTCGTGTCTTGATAAGTAACTATACATTCTTTTAACGGTGTCTAAACTAATAGGTTCACCATTAGCTAATTGATTAGCACGTATTTTTCCTACCTCAGTTCCACAACTTCCCCATCCATTTTCTTCTACATATTTGAGTACTGCTTTCGCATTATTCTTAACACTATCAGGATAGTCACTTACACTTTCCATTTCTACTTTACTGAATGATGGATGTGCAGGTACAACTGTTGAAGGTTGTTCCATTCCTAATACCCTTGTGTCTAATGGTGCTTGTGGGTCAATTTTACCCTTATTTACGGACGCTTTATTAATTATGGTAGCATCTTTCGTATATTCTATCCTCGCCCAAATATGACGACAATTATAGCCACCACGCCATACTATTGCAGGGTCACCTTCATCGTTCAATTGTGCGTCCATATCTTCCAACCTCCACACATAATTCTTTTGGATTAATTCCCTACAAAAATCCCTTGTTGTTGGAATAATTGCTGGTGCTTGTGCAGCAGGGTTCAATACGTATTTATATCTAACCTTATATTCTGTTTCATCTTCTGCTGATGGTGCATTAGGTTGAGTAGCATTAACTGCAAACCCTTCCTTACCCATCGGTGTTATTTTTGATATAACCCAACCATCATCAAATAAGTCCTGTTCATTTTCTGCAACAGCAGCTAATTTTTCTATATACTTATTATCTTCCCCATCAGGAATGTGAAACTCTTGTTGTTTTACTTTATTAAAGTACATCCAATTTATTTCAATCGCAGGTTCATCAACAAGTGATATACTATCTATACCACTAACTTCGTCATCTTCTTCTATTTTTAGTTCAAATACTTTATCTTTTCTTATCATAATATTAAATATATATATTTTTATAGTGTACTTAAATCCTTAAGACGTGCTTGTTTATTCATTTGTGAAACCATATCTTTTTCTACCACGTATGATTTAACTATTATTGGTGCTTGTTCTTGTGAAGGATTAGATAAGATTGGATTGTCTTGTCTTGTTGTTAATAGGTTGGAATTAAAAGATGCACCACCACCTGCCTGGTTCATCATACTTAACATCGGACCGAATAAATTTACGGCACCACGTGTAAGTATAGCCTCCCCTTTTTCCGCTTCAATTAATGTACCACCTTCTGCGTGTCTTCTTCCACCAATCATTCCACCCTTTTCCATACCTCTTGTAGTTGATGATGATTGTTGACCACCACCGCCACCTTCATTTGATAAACTATTTTCATCAATTGATTTTAATTTACCAATACCTGATGCTACAATTGTTGCAATACCTAACGCTGCACTTATCTTCGCTTTTGTTGCGTATGCTGCCGCTATTGGTATCCCTGCAGGTCCTAATGGTGCAACTGATGCACTGAACGCAATAATACCTCTTGATGTGTCAGTAATAATACGTGCAATAGAAACACCTGCATCCAATATTGCTGCTGCTTTTTGTAATTTAATATTCTTACCTGCAATAGCACCTATTAATCCTGCTAAGTTTTGACCTATTTGAATAGTCATATCTGCACTTGCACGTTTGCTATCTACCTCTAATTTATCTAATTGTATTTGACGTGCAGTATTATTTTCAGCGTTCTGTCTTCTTTTTTGACCTAACGCATCCATTTGCATATCAAATTGTTCCTGAGTAAGTTTTTTATTTTCTAATGATATTCTTAATGCTTCTTCATCCCTTCTAAATTGTTCTTCATTAGCAGTATATTCATCGTTATAGGCTTTTCTAAGGTCAATAAAACGTGCCTCCATCATTTTCTTCAACCCCTTATTACCAAATACACTATCACCATATAGTTCACTAAACTTAGTAGCGTCATCTATACGCTGTTGATTTACTGCTAATTCTACTTCAGCACCTCTTGATATTAATTCATTTTCCCTTAATTGAAAATCTTGTTGTTGTTGGAACCTCTTTAAGAAATATGTTTCCCTAATTTTTAATATATCTTCGTCCGCTTTTATTTCTAAATTTTTTCTAATTTCTTCCCTTTCTTCTATAGATGAACGCATAAAATCTTCATCAAAACTTAATGCGTTTAAATCCTGATTATATTTTTTAACTCTTGCTGTTGTTTCCCTTTCTTCAGCGTCTTTAATTGCATCAATTCTTATTTGGTCTACTTTATCATAATACGCTTCTAATCTTTTAGCATCCGCATCTAAAGCATCATTAAAAATCTTACTATTTTCTTGTTGTGCAACTTTAAGTAAATTACCTTGTAAGCCTTCATTCTTAATTCTTGCCGCTAATTTTTCATCTAATAAATCCCTAAGTTTATCGCTTTGTGTGTCTTCCTTGTCAATTTCTAATTTAATCCTTGCATCAAGTTCACGCATATATTTGTCATAACCATCCTTTTGTATGTTGAGTGAAGCGTTACTTTCAAATAATATTCTTTCTAATCTTAATTCACCAGCCTTTCTACTATTATCAGCAATCGCATCATCAATTTCTTTCTGTCTTTCCTTTTCTTGTTCTTTAGTAATTGTTGAATTACGTAATAATGCAGCTTGTGCTTTTTCAATCGTCTTTAATGCATCCTTGTTTGCTTGTACTCTATCGTCTAAATTCTTTCTTTCTAATGCTGTAAGTTCAACAATACTTGCACCTCTTTTCTTAGCCTCGTTTAAAGCAACTTGACCTTCAACTTTAATTACATCCTCAGTTCCTTTAATACCATTCTGTAACGCTTTAAATGAACCTGCTAATCTTTCATTTTCTTTTGCTGCAGCTTTAGCACCTGTAACCCATTCTGAAACTACCTCAAATAATTTTGTTAAAGCAATAATAATACCACCGATAAGAATGCCACCTAATGCAAGTTTAAATGCGTTCCACGCAACTGTTAAAGCAGTTGTTGCAACAGTAGCTTGTTGTTCTGCAATAACTAAACCTTTTGTTTCTAATGCAGCAATTTTGGTTTTTTTGATATAACCATCTTCAACTACTGTAGCCTGTAATAAATCACCGCTTAATTTTTTTATTACTAATCTTCGTCTTTCAAAACTTTCAAAATTATCTTTTAAAGCTGCTTCATTTTTTAATACAAATGTAGTATTTGCTTTTAACGTGTCATTAGTTTCAGTTAAACTTCTATTAGCTGCATTTGATTGTATTGCTGTACCTTCTAATGTATTGTTATATTCTTTATTTGTTTCTGCAGCTTCTTTTGTTATTTCATTTAATCCTAAAAAGTTATTAAATA